GTGGATTCGTTGGATGGACCATCCAACTAATGGTACTAACTGGGGTTCTGCATCTTCCGGTGCTATTACTTTTGTAGCTTTGGTTCCAGGAGATGGCGATCAAGAAGTTTCAATGTCAGGCGGCGCTGATAACAGCCCAACTGACGGCGATTTACAGTCTGGCTACGCTCTATTTGCTAATGATGAATTGGTTGATGTAAACCTTATCATGGCGGGCGGTCACAGTCAAACAGTAGGCGACTACATCATTGACAATGTTGCTGAGATTCGCAAAGACTGCATGGTCTTTATTTCTCCTCAGAAAGCATCGGTTGTTAATAATGCAGGAAACGAGGCAACTACTTCTATTGCAGAACTTACTTCTTACACTCGTTCTTCTTATGCGGTAATGGACAGCGGCTGGAAGTACATGTATGACAAGTACAACGATAAGTATCGTTGGATTCCTTGCAACGGCGATGTTGCAGGTGCATGTGTAACTGCTGATCTAGTTGCAGATCCTTGGTTCTCTCCTGCAGGCTACAATCGCGGCGCAATCAAAAATGCGGTAAAACTTGCATACAGCCCGAACAAGACTGACAGAGATGCTCTCTACAAAGCGGGTATCAATCCAATCGTTGGCTTCCCAGGTAATGGCATCGTGTTGTTTGGCGACAAGACAATGCTCGCAAAGGCAAGCGCATTCAATCGAATTAATGTTCGTAGACTTTTCATTACTGTTGAAAAGGCAATCTCTACAGCGGCTAAATTCCAGCTGTTTGAATTGAACGACCAATACACAAGAGCGCAGTTCCGTTCTTTGGTTATTCCTTTCTTGAGAGATGTTCAAGGCAGAAGGGGCGTATATGATTTCCGTGTTGTGTGCGATGAGACTAATAACACTCCTGAAGTCATTGACCAAAATCAATTTAGAGCAGACATTTATCTGAAGCCTGCAAAATCGATCAACTTCATTACACTGACATTTGTTGCGACACGGACAGGTATCAGTTTTGAAGAGCTTGGTGCCTAATAAATAATTCAATAAGGAGAAAAACTAATGAATATTGAAGACTTTAAAAGCAGATTAGGCGCTGGTGGAGCGAGACCTAATCAGTTTGAAGTAGAACTAAACTTCCCTACATATGTAGGTGCAGTAGATAAATCACTTAGCATCTTGGTTACGGGAGCATCCATTCCGGCTTCTAATGTCAACCCTGCGATCATTCAGTATAGGGGTCGTGAAATCAAGCTGGCAGGTGAACGCATCTTTGATCCGTTCACAGTAACAATCGTCAACGATTCAGAGTTTGGTCTTAGAACAGCCTTTGAACAGTGGATGAACGGCATGAACGAGCGTGAGGGAAATCTAGGCGCTCTTACTCCATCAGAGTATCAGCAATTGCTTACTGTTAAGCATTTAGACAGAAACGATAGGGCGTTGCCAGGCGGCACTTACACAATGTTTGGCGCATTCCCAATCAATATGTCTGAGATTGCATTGCAGTATGCACAGAACGATATTTTTGAAGAATTTACAGTGACATTCCAGTACTCACACTACGAAGTTAGCTAATTTAGCTGACATATATAGTGTATAGTAGGAGAACTATATAATGGAAATTTTTGGATTTGAAATAAATAGAAGGAAAGCACAAGCGACTGAAAAGTCGTTTGTTGCCCCTTCCGAAGACGGTGCTATAGATGCCATCCGATCTGGCGGCTACTATGGCACCTATTTTGATATAGAAGGTGTTGCTAACACCGAAGAACAACTCATTAAGAGATACCGTGACATCTCAATGATGGCGGATGTTGATACTGCGATTGAAGACATTATTAACGATTCTATCTCAAACTTAGACGATGAAAAACCTTTACAACTCAATACCGATGATGTGAAAGTATCTGCGGCAGTCAAGAAGGCAATACACGAAGAGTTTGCTGAAGTACTGAAGTTGTTTGACTTTAACAATCGAGCGCAAGATTATTTTAGACGATGGTATATCGATGGAAGAATTTACTTTCATAAAGTAATTGATTCTGCTAAGCCTAAGCAAGGCATTACTGACATTCGATATATCGATCCTAGAAAAATTCGTCTTGTACGAGAAGTAAAGAAAGAAAAGGACCCAAAGACAGGGGTTCAGTTTATAAAAGAGATTAAAGAATATTTTATCTATGATGATAAAGGAATTGCTACTAAGCCGGGTCAGATAAGCGCATCAACTACGCTTGATAGCAAAGCATTGAAAATTACGAAAGATGCTATTTCGTATGTTCCTTCAGGGCTAGTAGATCAAGATAAAAATATTCCTTTGTCATTCTT